ATGCAGTTGAGGTCTGGTGGAATAATATTGAAACAGAGCAAGTATCATATGAATAAAGTTAGTAACCTCTAAAAGTCCCCTATATTACAAGCACACATTTGATGACTAAAGTCACTCTGAGACCACACCAACAGGATGCTGTTGATGCTATGCGTCAGTCTGCTTTGGGACAGATTATTGTTCCCACAGGTGGAGGAAAAACTTTGATTGCTATTATGGATGCAGTCAAACGTTTTGAGGTGAATGTTCCTAGAAACATTGTTGTTGTTTGTCCTAGGATTCTCCTGGTTGAGCAACTCTCTGCTGAGTATCTTGAGCACATTACTAATGCTAATGTCCTCCATGTTCATAGTGGAGAGACAAAGCATTTCAAAACTACCAAGTCTGATCGTATCAACTTGTTTGTTTCTATGTGTAACACAGTGCGTGAGCATACTATTATCTTTACCACATATCACTCTCTACATCGCATTCAAGAGGCAGGGATTGATGTAGATACAATATACTTTGATGAGGCACATAATAGTGTTCAACGTCACTTCTATGTCTCCACTGAGTATTTCAGCAAGAAGGCAGATCGTTGCTTCTATTTTACAGCAACCAGAAAGACTTCACTGACTCCTTCTAAACCAGGCATGAACTGGGTTGAGACTTATGGTCAGGTGATTGCAAGGGTTGCTGCGCCATTACTGGTTGATCAGGGTTATATCCTGCCTCCTAAGGTTAAAGTCATTGAGATGGATAAGTATCCAGTCAAAGGTATTACTCCCTGTATGGATTCACGCAATGTCTTAGCATCTATTGATGATATTGCTATCAAGAAAGTGTTAGTCTGTGTGAAGACTAGCAAGCAGTTGGTTAATCTATTTCTGACTGATTTTGCTGATGAACTCAAAGAGAGGGGTTATTCCTATCTTTATATTACCAGCAAAACAGGTGCAGTTGTTGATGGTAAGAAAGTCAATAGAGAGGTATTCTTCAATACATTGAACACTTGGGGTAGAGATAAGGATAAGAAGTTTGTTGTTCTCCATAGGTCAATCCTGTCTGAGGGTATCAATTGTTCTGAACTTGAGGGTGTTATCTTTCTCAGGGCAATGGATGCTATTGAAATGGCACAAACAATTGGAAGAGTAATCAGGGTTGGTAGTGAGAACAAAACCTATGGTTGTCTCTGTGTTCCAGTGTATTCTAAGGTGGGTATTGCTACTGAGAAAGCATTGCAAAGAGTTGTGGATATTGTGTTTGAGAAGGGTGAAATGTTAGACTCAGTAACAAGGAAATAAAAAATGAAAGTAACTAATCACAACTCAACCCTGCTGAACTCTAATAATGAGGAGGCAGGATTTATTGTTGGTAAGTATGAAGACCCTCTGATGTATGCTGCTATACCTGTTTCAGGGAGCACTACAAAACTTGCTATTGTGCATCAAGGCAACATCTTGAAGGTGTGTAGAAATAGACAATCTGCACTAAACTTTATAGATAAACATAGAAACAAAAAAAGAAAATGAAGAAGAGAATCAAGACCTTAGGTGAACTTCAAAAGCACGTGACTGCATTAGTTAAACGTCATGGTGAGACAGCATCTTGTGCTGCTTGGACTATATCAAGAGAAGACTTTTTGACTATTGGTGATAATCAAAGAGATGTGTTAGTTGATGAAAGAGAAGTTAAAAGTATGATAGATGATATACATTTGTTTGAATATAATTTTATTGATGACCATTTGCAGAGGATTATTGGTAATGAGAAGACAAATCGTAACTTATAAAAGTTAGTAACCTCCAAAGGTCTGCTATAGTATGAATACAACTAATCCCTACATTGAAAACCTAGTTCAGAAAGGATACTCTGTAAAAGAGTGTCAAACACCATCAAAGACTAAAAAGTCTTTCCCTTGTGTAATTCATGGTCGTCAATTTGATACTGAAGAACAGTATCTTGATGAACTCAATGACTTTCTAAATGGTAACTAATAAAGTTAGTAACCTCCAAATGTCTCCTATAGTATGAGAACACCTTCAAACTAATGCGTTACACAAACCCCTCTGGTCAAGAGTACATTTTTCCTTATTCAATCTCTCGTGAAGAAGCACTACAACGTATGGAAGAATATGAAAAGAAAGTAGAACAAGATGAACGTTCTGGACAACAATTATTCGATGATATGTTCGGAGGTTGATTAACATTATGCAAGAGACTAAGTTTATTCTTCACGGTCAATTTCATCGCTCTGGTTGGGTTATGAACGACAGTTTAGGTTACATCAAACCCACAAAAGAGGAAGCAATTGCAACATGTAACCGTATTAATCCCAACTTTGTAATTCAATCTGTTACTACCGAAAAGTGATCATGCGAATTTTCTTTCTCACATTGTTTGTTATCCTAGGTGCTAATCTAATGATCGACTTATTAGATTCAAGTATGGTAAAAATCATTCAAGAACGTAATGAAACACTTCAAAGAAGTCTTGATTCGATGTAATTATTGTTAGTAACCTCCAAATGTCTCCTATAGTGTAACCACTCAATCAACTCATGATTCTCACTCAATCCAAAACTGAATTTCTTACTGAATGTTTGCTAGAAGTTGTCAACAATCAATGGAAAGTTAATGCAACTGAATCTGGTCGGACTTCTTATTCTAAGTTAGAATATAGTGTAGGTAAGAAATATATCAAACTGAATCAATTCAGGGTTCATGCTGATGGTAGTTTTTCAAATAATGGTGTGTTTATGTTCATTGATAAAGAGTCTGGTGCATGTTACAAACCAGCATCATTCAAGGCACCTGCAAAAGGTATTAGATTCTTTCTTGAAAGTTTAGTTGAAACCCCTGAAATTGTTGATTGTTATGGTTCTTTCCTCTATTGTCGTTGATTATTATGAACAACATTGAAACTCAACTCACTATTATGAGCATAGATCAAAGATTGATCAGAATTACAGAAAGACTTCAAGAAGCAGTTAAAGTATGTTGTGAGGCAGATTCTGCCCCTATTGATAGCAATGAGAGTTATCCTTATGCTGTGGGTTGGTCTAGATCTGCTATGAATGCTGCTGTTGATAACTTAACTAGGATTGTTAAAGAATATCAATCCATTACTTTAAGCAATTAAAGTTAGTAACCTCCAAAAGTCCACTATAGTATACCCACTCAATCAAAACAGACCATGAACAATTCATCACAAATCCTTAAAGAACTTCAAGAATTGCGTATTACTTGGAAACGTCAAAACCTTACATTTACATCAGCACAGCAAGAACGTTACACTGAACTAACTGAACTTCGCAGGGCATTTATTGCACATTGGCAAGAGGAAGGTCGTGTATGGGTTGGACCTTCTAAAGCAGGCAATAACTTTGATAGGGGAGAAACTGCTGAAGTTTGAGTTAATCTTCACACTGTAAATTTACTCTTTTTATTATCATGGGAACTAGATCACGCATTGGTATTCAACTTTCAGATGATTCTATCCTTTCTGTTTATCATCATTATGATGGTTATCCTGAGTGGTTGGGTCGTATTCTTCAAACACATTATAACACCAGAGAATCAGTCTCTGAACTAATTGATGGTGGTGATATGTCTACTTGCTGGACAACTGAACGTTGGGATGATGCAAAGGTAAGAGGATATGGTCCTCAATACTATTCTCAAAGGGGTGAGGATTGTCCTCCTCGTCTTGATTCAAATGTGAGAGAATATGTTGATAATGGTGAGGAATTCGCATATATCTTCAATCGTGAAGATGTATGGATTGCTATTGATTGTCATGAGTTTGATGACAAAGATCCTGAAATTGTTCCTATTCCAAGTGGTAGACTTGTTTGCTGATAAAGTTAGTAACCTCCAAATGTCCCCTGTAGTGTAACCACCAAAAGATTATGACTCAAACACACATTGAACACCCAGAAGATCTTATCCTTACAGGTGACCTTAGTGTCTTTAATATCCTGTATGATGTAGCAGAAATCTCCATGAAAATGGATGGAATCTCATTAGTTTGGGGCACCAATCCTGCTAATGATGAGTTCTTTGTGTGTACTAAAGCAGCATTTAATAAGAAGAAGATTCGTCTCTGTTACACACAAGAAGACATTGATATTCACTTTGGTCATCAACCAGACTTAGCAAACAAACTATCACTTTGCCTGACTCATCTGCATAGAACCAATAACATTTATTGGGGTGACTTTCTTGGGTTTGGTGGAACTAATGTTCTCAAACCTAACACTATTTCATATCTCTTCCCAGAGACTATTGAGTCACTACTTGTGATTGCTCCACATACACAAGTTTATGTTCACAATGAATTATATGATTCTGTTTGTGAACCTTTGCAGGACACATTTACAGACTCTGCTGCTATCAAGTGGGTGCAACCCTCTGTGGATAGGTTATATGCCCCTACAGAGGCACCTAAGATCAATGCAGACACAATTGCCTTCCTGAGTAAGAAAGAGGCAGAAACTGCTAAGAAAGAGATAAATGCAGTAATCAAGTCAGGTAGGGATTTAACTGATTCTATTCTTACAGATATTCTTGGTTCTCCACAACTTGCTAATCTGTATCAGTTGGTGATAGAAATCAAGGAAGACTTGATTGATAGTTTTATTGTCAATGATGCTCCTCTAGCATTCATCTTTGATGATGTAGAAATTGATGGTGAGGGTTTCATATTTCATTCTACTGATTATGGAACAGTAAAACTGGTGGATCGTCCCTGCTTTGCTTATGCCAATTTTACAACTGGTTCCTTCCAGTGATAGCAAGGGGTTTGGGGGTATCATAAACTGATTTTTCCATATTGGGACAGTTTAGGTGTGATAGGTCATCCATCTCCATCAGGATATGACAAAATCAATTTATTACAATTATGAACTACACTAAAGAACAACTAATTGACGCATTAGTGCATGAATGGGATTATCTTTGTCATGATGATTATGACCCTGAAGATCAAACACCTGAAGAATATCGTAAGGATCTGGAGAAACTTACTGTGAAAGAATTAATTGAGGAAACATCAACTGGAGAGTATTATACTCTTGATGAGTTTATGGAGAATCATGGGTGATTAAAGTTAGTAACCTCCAAATGTCTTCTATAGTGTAACCACTGAACTATTATGACAATCACAGAAAGAAATCAACAACTCTATGAACTTCGTCAAATGTTGACAAAAAAAGAACAAGAGATTGCATGGATTAAACAAAACATTTGGTTAGTCAATGAGATGTATGATAGAGAGAATCTTGAAACTCCTCTTTTTGAGGAAATGTTTGGAGGTTAATTATCATCATGTCTAAGC